CGGCTTTGAGCATTTGAAAGTGAAAGCTGGCGAACACGTAGGCTTTGTTGCTTGTAACGAGATGCTTTTGTATAAATTGCCTATGGACATTTATCAAGAGCTCATGTACGAACTTCATCATCTTGCTCCTATGGAGGAGCAACAGAAGATTAAAGTTCAACAAGAACAATTGCTGGGTGAACGCGATAGCAATGGCAAGACATTGGTCACAATTGAAGGCGGCGGCGTAGGTTTCGATGCAAAAGTTAAACCCCGTCCTGTTTTTGAGTAAACATGACAAAGTTTTTATTTCAATCTTTGAAAGGACTCAATCATGAGTGCAACTAATGCGCCGTTTGGTCTTCGTCCCGCGTATCATCCCTCAGGGTTAGATCGCGCTGTGACGCTGGCTGACGGCATCGCTTCTGCCTATAACACGGCTATCCTAAAGGGTCAACCCGTAAAGTTGGCTACTGCAGGTACAATCGTGGTCGCCGCTGCTGGTGATGCATTCCAAGGCGCCTTTGACGGCGTTCAGTGGACTGATACTACCGGTCGTGCTCGTGTGTCCAACTACTGGCCCGCAAATACTGCGTACCAAGCTGGCACATGCGTTGCTTACTACTACAACGATCCCAACATTGTGTATGAGATCCAAGCTGCTGGTTCATTGACTCAAGCTGCCGTGGGCGACATGGCTGATCTGAGCAACACCACTGCTGGCTCAACCACAACTGGTTTGTCTGCTTGCACCTTGTCAACCACATTGGTTGGCGCTGGTAATAGCGCACAAATGTTGATCCGTGATTTGGCTCCGTACCCTGACAATGCTTGGGGCGATGCGTACACGATTGTACGCGTAACCATTAACGAGTCGCAGTTCAATGCGTCCGTTCTTGCAGTTTAAAGGAGGGAGTGAACCATGGCAGCTCCAATGCGCAGTACCGACTTTCGTAGCATCGTCGAACCTATCTTAAACGAATGTTTCGACGGTGTATACGATCAACGCTCGGATGAATGGTCCACGGTCTTCCGTGAACAACAAGGTATCCCACGTAACTACCACGAAGAACCTGTCTTGTACGGTTTTGGTGCAGCACCTCAGTTGCCTGACGGCAGCCCTGTTGCTTACCAACAAGGTGGTGTCCTGTTCCTCAAACGTTACCTCTACAATGTGTATGGCTTGGCCTTCGCATTGACCAAGGTATTGGTTGAAGACGGCGACCACATCCGTATTGGTCAAGTTTATGCTAAGCATTTGGCCCAGTCCTTGGTGGAAACCAAAGAGACATTGGCAGCCAATGTGTTGAACCAAGCGTTCAACTCAGCATATGCTGGCGGCGACGGTGTTCAGTTGAATGCTTCTACACACCCACTGGTTAGCGGTACAGCAAGCAATTTGCTGAACACTGCTGCTAACTTGAGCCAGACTTCCTTGGAGCAGATGCTGATCCAAGTTCGTCAAGCAGTGGACAACAACGGCAAGAAGATCCGCTTGCAGCCCCTGAAGTTAGTGGTTGCTCCTGGCAATGTCTTCCAAGCTGAAGTTCTGTTAAAGAGCGTTCTTCGTGCTGGTACAGCCAACAACGACATCAACCCAATTAAGTCTATTGGTTTGATGCCTGAAGGTGCTTCAGTTATCTCCCGTTTGACTTCTGCCACAGCGTGGTGGGTTCAGACTGATGCCCCTGAAGGCATGAAGTTGATGATGCGCCGTGGCTTGGAAAAGACCATGGAAGGCGACTTTGAGACCGACTCAATGCGTTATAAAGCCACCGAGCGTTATGACATTGGTTGGACTGACTGGCGTTCAATGTTCGGTACACCCGGCGTCTAAACCCAAGTGGGGGCTTCGGCCCCTACGCATTAAGGAGAAAAGACAATGGCATACAATAACGCAGTAACTAACACGGCAGGTCAGCTGTCCGCAATCACCACAACGATTGCGTACACAAACACTGGTGCAGTGACCATCGGTACTATTCCAGCAAACGCGCAGATTCAGAACGTCCACATCGACGTAACGACTGCGTTTAATGCTGGTACTACCAACACTGTAACAGTAGGAAAAACTGGTACTGCCGCGGCTTATGTCACAGCTACTTCAGTTGGTTCAGCAGGTCGCGCATCAGTTGCTTCAACTGGTGTGTATAGTGCTTGGGCTGATGTAGGCAATAGTGATGTTGACTACGCAACGGTGACATTTACACAAACTGGAACTGCAGCTTCTGCAGGTGCAGCTCGTGTGACTATCATTTACAAATCTTTTGCGTAAAGGAGTATCATCATGGGTCAATTTAAACCAATGCCTAAGATGATGACTACTGAGCCTTCAGTTGAACTGAAGCTCAAAAAGGGCGGCACAGTGAAGAAAGCTATGGGCGGAATTATCCCTGAAAAAGCTTCTGCACGCGGCGCCCCTATGGCTGCTCGCCGTGGTGTGGCTCCTGCCATGCCTAAGCGCGGTATCGGTATGGGTGGTATCCCCACTCGTATGGAAACTGGTGCAATGCCTGCGCCGATGATGCGTAAAAAGGGCGGTGAGGTAGAGTCTTCTAAGATGCACAAAGCTGAGATGTCAGCTATTAAAGGCATTAAGGGCGACATTAAGTCTCATGCAGATAAGCCTGCGTCTAAAGCTCATAAAGGTCTGAAGACTGGTGGAGTAATTGAGAAGTACGCTACAGGTGGCGTAATTCAAAAATACAAAGCCGGTGGTAAGATGAAAAAAGCTTACGGCGGTTCTTGCTAATCAAGGTCGGGGCTTCGGCCCCTTCCTTTTAAGGATTTATTATGAGTACACTAACGAATGTATTTGCCGTTCATGAAGATACAACTGGCACGATGTACGCTGGTGCGACCAACCTTGCTGGGTATCAAGTTGCGTCTGGCGGAACTGCTGGAGAGATGGTTTTTCGTGATGGCGGCGCGGCGGGAACTGAGCGTTTGCGTATAAACATTACAGTAAACACTGCAGTCATTTCAACGTTGATTCCCGGCAATGGAATACGGTTTAATACTGATATTCATGTGACATTGCCAACAGGGTCAGGCGTTACTATTTTCTGTGGCTAAATATGCCTCTAATTAAAAGCAAATCTGATAAAGCTTTTAAGAAGAACATCTCAGCTGAGGTGAAAGCAGGCAAGCCGGTTAAGCAAGCAGTTGCAATTGCGTATTCTGTTAAGCGCGGCGCGCAAAAGATGAAGGATGGCGGCGACCCTAGACTCTCGGTCTCACGTGGTGAGAAGCTACCTACAAGTCAAGGCGCAGGTTTAACACAAAAAGGCCGTGATAAGTTTAATAGAGCAACTGGCTCTAATCTTAAAGCACCTGCACCGCACCCAAAAACAAAAGCTGATGCGGGAAGAAAAGCCTCGTTTTGTGCTAGAATGTCTGGAATGCCGGGGCCTAAGCGCGATGAAAAAGGCGAGCTTACTCGTAAGGCCGCATCTCTTAAACGTTGGAATTGTCCTGGGTGGTAATGTATGAGCACTAGTGGAACAGTTGGCCAAACAGTAATCACGGTTCAGAATCTGATTGACCATGGCGCCAGACGCGCCGGCAAGCTGGCCGAAGAGTTAACTTCCGAGCAAGTATCGGCATCTAAGGATAGTCTTTACTACTTGCTTTCTAATCTTGCAAATCGTGGAATTCAATACTGGTGTATTGATAAAACCGTCATAGGTCTTAACCCCGACAAGTATGTTTACTATCTGCCAACAGGCACGGTAGATGTTTTGAATTCTAATTACCGAACAGTCACCGCCAACAAAACTGGCGCAAACAGTTCTTCTGGCGTTACAGCCAATGCTTTTGATGGCCAGTACACCAACATTTGCCAATTAACCACCAACACGGGCTATATTGGCATCAATAACGGGTCTGGAAATGACATCTACATGGGGACCGTGGGTATACTACCGGCAATATCCGGCTCAGTGACCATCTCAATTCAGTCTTCTACCAATGGCACGACTTGGACAACGGTTTATACCCCTGGAGCAGTTACTTGGGCTGCAGGCACGTGGCTTTACTATGACTTGGAGCCTTCAGCAAGCACGCCGTACTGGAGAATCCTGCAGACAGCAGGCGCCAACATGGGTGTTTATCAGGTGGTTTTTGGCTCAAACGCCAATGAAATCCCACTGGCTCGTTTGAATCGTGATGACTACACCAACCTGCCGAATAAGAACTTCACCAGTCTTTACCCGCTGCAATTTTGGTTTGACCGTAACATTCCTCAGCCTGCAATGTACGTTTGGCCTGCGCCATCGTCTTTTGCTCCACAACTCGTGGTCTGGAGACATCGGCAAATTCAGGATGTAGGTGATTTGTCAGGTGAGATAGAAATTCCCCAGAGATGGTATCTGGCCATTCAGAATATGCTTGCGCATCAGATGGCTATGGAACTACCTACAATTGCTGGAGAACGTATCGCATACCTTGAAGGACAAGCTGAAAAGTATTGGAATATTGCTGAGCAGGAAGAAAGAGACAAGAGTCCGATTTACTTTGCTCCCAATATTAGTTACTATACGAGGTAAGTATGCCACGTACGCTTGACACTCTTGGCAATGCTGTTTTAAGTATTGCAATTTGTGACAGATGTCACATGAAAAGAGCGTACGTTGAACTGATGCCTGATGGCAATAATCCGGGCTTAAAAGTCTGTGATCATGGCTGCAGAGACCAGTTTGACCCATACCGTTTACCAGCGCGGCAGCCTGAAAAGATTGCACTTAGATTTCCAAGGCCTGATGTCAGTGTAGCTGCAAACCAAGATTCGTTGATCACTGGGCCTTATAATACGTACAACATCTCTCCGGAGCAGAATACTGATGATCCAGAGAACAATGGCAACCTTGATAACCTGAGTCCGTAATATGGCCAATATACAAATTACGCAACTGCCATCAGCTGGCGCAATCACAGGCACCGAGGCAGTGCCTATTGTGCAGAATGGTGTTACGGTTCAGACAACAACAGGCGCCATTGCTGCATCGCCATCATTAACGGCAACGTTCTTAACAAAGAATCAAGAACCTACACTACCCAATAGCCGCTACCTGTCTACCAATACAGGTATCACATTAGTTGATGGCGGTGCGCAATCTTTCTATCAAGTAGCATTAACCGGTGCTGTTTCGCAGTTAAATGCGCTTGGTGGTGGCATTGTTGTTAAAGACGGCGCAGGTTCGCTAATTAACCGCTCTATAGCAACTTCAGGCAGCGGCTTAAGTGTTTCTAACGGCGATGGTACCGGTGGTAACCCCACACTGCAATTAACTGGAATTGCAGGCGCTGTTGCTGCTTTAAGTGGTACAGGTTTAATCGCAGTTGTAGGCGGTTCTACAGTTGCAAGCCGTGAGATTCTTGGCACTGCAAATCAGATTGTAGTTGCCAATGGCAATGGCTCAGGCAACCCTACTTTATCGATAGCGTCAAACGCGATATTCCCTGGGACTGGCGCAGTTACTGTACCTAATGGCACTACGGCTCAAAAACCAGTAGGCGCAGCAGGTCAGATTCGATACAATACTGACACGCAAGTATTTGAAGGCTATGCAGGCGGAATATGGAATCCGTTCAGCTTGGCAGGTGGTGTATCTACAATTAGTGGTGGCGGTACAGGGCTAACGCCTTCTACCCCTACAGGTGGTGTGGTTACCTTAGGCGGCACGGTTAATGTCTCCAGTGGTGGTACAGGCACAAATACGTTGACTGGTTATGTGAAAGGCTCCGGCACTTCACCAATGACTGCCAGCGCAACTATTCCAAATACTGACATTACTGGCTTAGGCACTATGTCTACGCAGAATGCCTCTGCTGTTGCAATTACAGGCGGCACTGCTTCTGGCGTTGCTATCACTGGTAGCACGATCAACAGTACGGTAATTGGTTCAGGCACTGCTGCAGCTGGTACATTTACTTCTGTGGCAATGACCACTGGAACAATTACTACTGCGCCAACAACTGGCAATGACATTGTTAACAAAGACTACGCTGATGCAATTGCCTCAGGTATTAACTTTCACCAGTCTTGCCGCTTAGCAACTACGGCAGCATTAGCGGCTAACACTTACAACAACGGCGCATCAGGCGTTGGCGCAACGTTAACTGCAAATGCAAATGGCGCTTTAAGTGTTGATAGCGTTGCCGTTGTTGCTGGCAATCGTATTCTGGTTAAGAATGAGGCAACACAAGCTAATAACGGTGTGTACGTAGTTACACAAACCGGTTCTGCTGGTGCACCTTACATTCTTACTCGTGCTACTGACTTTGATTCAGCGGGTACAGGTGTAGATAAGATCGATGCCGGTGACTTCTTTTTAATTACTGCTGGTGCAACTTTAGCCAATACATCGTGGGTACAGCAAACACCACTGCCTATTACTGTTGGCGTAACAGCTATTGTCTTTGCGCAATTTGGCGCGCCTTTAACATATACAGCAGGCACAGGATTAAGTGAATCACCTGCTTACACGTTTAATATTGCCAATACTGCTGTAACAGCGGCAACTTATGGTTCAGCCTCACAAGTACCGGTCTTTGCGGTAAATGCGCAAGGTCAGTTGACGTTAGTCACCAATACGTCGATTGCGATTGCGGCTGGCGCAGTATCTGGTTTAGCAGCATCTGCTACTACAGATACTACCAATGCTTCTAATATTACCTCTGGAACGCTTGGTACAGGTAGATTAAGTGGCTCTTACACTGGCATTACTGGTGTGGGTACATTAACTGCAGGTACGTGGAACGGCACAGCGATCGGTACAGCTTATGGCGGTACAGGCTTAACAGCAACGCCAACCAACGGGCAATTAGCTATTGGTAATGGCACAGGTTACTCACTTGCCACTTTGACTGCTGGTACGAACGTCAGTATCACCAATACTTCCGGTGGCATTACAATCTCAGCAACTCCAGCGGCTGGCGGTACAGTTCAAAGCGTGGATGGCTCAGGCGGCACGACTGGATTAACGCTTACAGGTGGCCCTATTACCGTAACAGGTACTTTGACTCTTGGCGGAACGTTAAATGTTGCAAATGGCGGCACAGGCGCTACAACTTTAGCAGGTTACTTGTTTGGCAATGGCACTTCAGCAGTTACTGCGTCTACAACAATTCCTAATACAGCAATCACTGGCTTAGGTACAATGTCAACGCAAAATGCTAATACTGTAGCTATTACTGGTGGCAACATTGATGGCGCAATTATTGGCGCAACAACGGCAGCTGCAGGTACGTTTACTACAGTGACTGCTACTACAGGCATCTTCGGAGGAACCTTTTAATGGCACAAGCAGGCTTTACGCCCATATCTCTATACTTCAGTAGCACTGCGGCGGCTATTCCTAGTGCTGGAAACTTGGCAAACGGCGAGTTAGGCTTGAACATTGCCGACATGAAGCTGTATGCAAAGAACAGCGCAGGTGTAGTTACGCTGCTGGCTTCTTCAGGCGGTGCGTCTGGTACGGTTTCAACTGTTTCTGTAGTATCTGCAAACGGTTTAGCTGGTACTGTTGCAAATGCAACCACAACCCCTGCCATCACACTATCTACAACCATTACTGGTGTTCTAAAAGGTAATGGAACTGCAATCTCTGCCGCTGTTTCTGGAACAGATTACGCACCAGCAACAAGTGGAACGTCAATCCTTTATGGCAATGGCGCTGGCGGGTTTAGTAATGTAACCATTGGAACAGGTGTTAGCTTTGCGGGTGGTACGCTATCTGCAACGGGTTCAGGCGGTACAGTAACTTCTGTTGATGTGTCTGGTGGAACTACTGGGTTGACCACAAGTGGGGGCCCTATCACCAGCTCAGGCACAATTACGTTGGCTGGAACGCTTGCGGTTGCTAATGGCGGTACAGGACAGACATCCTACACCAACGGGCAGTTGTTAATTGGTAATACTACCGGCAATACGTTAACTAAAGCCACACTGACTGCGGGTACTGGTATTGCAATCACTAACGGTGGTGGTTCTATTACAATCTCCGCAAGTGGCGGTAATGCGGCAAGTATTCCATTCGTTTACTTTTGTAGCAGTTTTAACTAAGGGGCAAATATGGCAACCGGCATTTTGGGGCAATCTGCCCCTTCAGCATCAACAAACACCACGGTGTACACAGTACCGTCTTCAACCACATCCACATTTAATGTGAGTTTCTGCAATACTGGAACTGCACCTGCAAACGTACGATTGGCTGTGTGCACTTCTAGTACTCCAGCGGCGTCTGAGTACTTAGAGTATGACTACAATCTATTGGCTGGTGGAGTTTTAGAAAGAAGCGGAATAGTTGCGCAAGCGGCTAAACTTGTTGTTGTTTACACAGACACTGCTACAGTTGCAGTTTCTGTTTATGGATATGAGGCTTAATCATGGGACGTAATACAAAACCTGAACAAACACCTGTTGTTCCTGTCAATGGGGCAATATATCGCAATTCATCACAAAATGGGTTGATTATTGAGGCAACTGGTGCTCAATATTTGCCATCAACTGCAACTGCATTGATCACAAGCACAGACTATCCAAAGTATGTAGCTTTGAATTCACAAACATCTTTGGTAAATAATGTGACTGTGAGTGCAAGTGCTAGTAAAAATTTTGGTACTGTAATATCGAATTCAACAACATTCAACATCAGTCAGTACATTCCTTATATGGGTGATGATAATCCTGCGGCTAAATATCCTTTTTGCGGTAGAACAAGTAAGTTCAGATATATAGGAATGACTGCAACAAATGGAACAAACGTCCTTAACAGTCTTAACCCTCCGGGTTATAAACAAGGCGGAAGTAATGGCGCAGCTGCGATTGTTTTTAATGCGACAACTGGAGAATATGTTGGTACTCCTTCACCATACCCTTTGTGCTCTTGGTATGACACAACAACCAGTTTATTTAGAGTTCTCGCGAGTCCAGTTACAAATCCAGATACTGTTGCGCAGTTATACACGTCAACAACTGGTGCTGAATGGTCTGCAACTTCGTTAGGCGGAACTCGTACTAACAATTTTCATTACAACTGGTTTGGTGGTAGGTCTGGCTTTCGCTATGTAGGCGCGGTAGCAGTAGATCAAAAAGCTTTTGTGATTGGGCAAGCTTCAGATGGTTCAGATCAATCTTGCATATACTGTTCTACAAACGGTGGGGCTACAGTCAATGAAAGAACTACTGCTCTAAATGGAACAGCCGCTGTTTACTTTTCAATTGCGCAATCAAATTTTTGTGCTTTTGCAATGAACTACGACGGCACGACTTTGTTTGTTCCAATTAACACGGGTTCATCTTGGAGATACTCAACTAATGATGGGCTTAATTGGTCTAATACAACAATCTCAGGTGTGACTTCAAGCAAAGACCAGAATGTTGCTGGTGCTATGTCAGCAGGGGCTAATTCAAGCACATTCATGATGCTTTACCATGGGTCAATAACTAGCAATCGAGTGTTTGTTACGACTGATGGTGGTCAGAATTTTACAACATATAGCTGGACACCAGCCGCTACTCTTAGTGCATCTTATTACCAGATGCCGGGAGACTATGACTCCGCCAATACTCGTTGGGTTTTTGCTTATCAAACCACAAACGGGTGGTATGCGGCTCGCTCAACAAATAATGGGGCAACGTGGACTCACAGTTTAATTCAAGGAAATGCCACAGACACTTGGGCTTTTAATTTAGTTTTCCTTGGTGGTTCTTGGTGGTGCTTTGGGTCTATTGGGGTTTGGAGATCTACTGATGCCGCTACTTGGACAAAAGTACTTGGTTTTAATGCGACCATAAGTTATGGTCAACCATACCTTGAACTTACTGATTACGTAATTTTCGGTAAGTATGTAATTAAAAAATCTGATAACTCTTTTACTGCTTTTAATGACATCGCATTGTTATCAAATCAAAGTGGCTACGCAAAAAATTTCAGCGCGTATTTAACTTCTGACAGAATTGTTCAAATGCAAACCTCAGCTACTCAGTATTCGCTTATAACGACTTCAGCAACGGCGGCAACAGCGAATAATTACAGCCCTTATCCTTATTCAAATCAACAACAAGGTACAGGCGGTACAAACCCAATTGACATTGAATATTGGAGAATTAAATGACAATTCAAATTGCATCATCATCTTTCATCATTGATTACAGCGATGCGCCCCCGGCCGCAACGCCTAAAGTGGCACAGGAGTTGCTTGCTAAGTTTACCGCCGACCTTGAAGCGGATAAATTCGACCAAGATGATTTGTCATTTGACGGCTATGAAAACTATCTTCTGGTAGTAATCCGGACAAACAAAATGCATCCTGCATTTCCTGAATACCCAAAGTACAAGTCTGTTTAAGCCATGAAACTCTATCTAGACATTGAGGTTGTAAACCAAGTGCTTGGTTACCTTGGAACACGCCCGTACCAAGAGGTGTATTCATTGATCCAAGCAATTCAAGAAGCGGCTAAACCACCAGAGGTTCCAAAGGTTGAAGATGGAACAGCTGGAGACTAAGCTTGCCGTGCATGAAGCCATCTGCTCGGAGCGCTATAACAGCATAGATCGCACCTTACGTGATGGGGACAAGCGTATGACAAAGATCGAGTACCTCTTATATGCGGTGATGGTCTGTGTGCTATTCGGGCCCGGCGTCGCAGGCGAGCTCGTCAAAAAGATTTTAGGCTTTTAGTTATGAGAGACTGGGCTGAAGCATTGATTGCGGCGGCCTGTATAGTGGCTTTTGTTATCTACGGCACGTACATGATTGCATGGAGTATGGTGTGAAATGGAACTTGAGTACTACACCAAGATTATTGGCGCAGTAACTGCCTCAACTGCTATGATTGGTGGAGGCTATACGCTTGCCGACAAGTTTGGTGTGTTCCATAAAGACATTCTTAAATGGGCACCAGAACACTTTCAAATATCTGATGCACCTGCAAACGGCGAATTTAAAGTTGTAGTGGCCCGTCAAAAAATTAGGGATAACTGTGAAGTTACGTCATTCAAGCTAGAGGTGCGAGATTCTGAGTTGGTTGTGCACCCAGCCAAACCTAGCATTGCAACGTTTTCAGGCCCAGCCAGCGACACAGTGGATAAGTTTGGGTACAAGTTTAAGCTTGACACTACCGCGCAAGTAACACCCGGCGTTGCTACGTTGATGGCGCACATTAAATACAAGTGCCCAGAGGGCGAAGTCATTGTGAACTACCCGTCACACAAAAATCTAATGTTTACGATTAAGGAATCAAATGTTTGAAGTTCTAGGTGGTGGTATTTTGGGTGGGGTTTTTGGCGGTATCTTCCGTCTGGCCCCTGAAGTCTTAAAGTTCTTTGACAAGAAGAACGAGCGCCTGCATGAGATGGCAATGTTTAGCCGTCAGTGCGAGTTAGAGCAAATTCGTGGGCAGCAGAAGTTAGCCGAGATCGGCGCGCAAAGAGAAGCTGCAATTGACGTGGGTGTTATGGATGCCTTTAATGCCGCGATCAATCAGCAAGCCGAGATGGTCAAAGCTGCGGGCGGTTGGGCGGCTAGTCTGTCTGCATCTGTGCGTCCAGTCGTAACTTACTGGATATTGTTTGTCTGGTCTTTTGTACATGTTTGGTTTGCATGGAACGCATGGCTTGCAGGTGCGCCAGCAGTAGAAGTATTTAAGACCATGATGTCGCCTGACTTCTCAGCCTTGCTGTCTGGGTCTATTAACTATTGGTGCCTTGATAGAACTCTGAAGCAACGCGGCATATGAACTTAGACCTCGCCGCAGAACTGTGCCGACGGTTTGAAGGCTATCGGGCCAAGCCGTACCTTTGTCCAGCTAATGTAGCCACAATTGGGTACGGCTCTACCTACTACGCTGATGGTCGCAAGGTAACGCTAGAAGACCCACCGATGGACGAGCCAACAGCCAGAGCGCTGTTAATGGCGGAGCTTCTTCACACCTACGCTCCCGGCGCGGTCAGGCACTGTCCTAACCTGCTGGTGATTGCGGCTCAAGGCGATCCAAGGAAGCTAAACGCCATCGTAGATTTTTGTTACAACTTGGGCATTGGGCGCTTGCAAACAAGCACGTTAAAGAGGAAAATCAACGCCAATGATTGGGACGGGGCCAAGGAACAACTAATGCTCTGGACTAAAGGTGGCGGCAAGGTTTTGCCGGGCTTGTTAAAACGCCGCACGGCTGAGTGCGCTCTACTCACGTGAAAAGTAATATATCTTTATTTTTACAAGGGGATTAAAATGGCATCAAGTAAGCCTGTTTGGGAAAAACAACGGCCC